TTGTTGTTCTTGAATTGCTTTTACAAGTACAGGTATTATTTTAGTATAATCTAACCAATATTGAGATTGTTTTTTATCTTCATTAGGAGTATGTTGTAAAATATGATATTGATTTTCTTTTACCCCTAATTCATTTAAAGATTTCTCTAATTCTTGAGCAATAAATCCTGTACTTAATGCAGTATTTTCATCATCTATTTTATGATTATATGATACAGGTCTCAATTTGTTAATAAGATTTAACCCTAAATCAAGATTATTAATATTCTTTTTAAAGTTTAAATCAGAAGGCAACGAATTTGCATTTGTAGAAATAGAACCTACTAAAGTTCCATCTTTATAAAATGTAATAATAGTTCCGTCTGTAGAAAGTCTTTGAGCCGTAATTGAATTTAAACTTGTTGCTTTAAATATAGATTGACCAACAGAAGCTAATTTATATCCATCATCAGTTGTAGTACCCACAAGCAAGTTCCCCCCACTTGTTATGCGCATACGTTCTGTAGCGCCACTTGTTGTAGCAAATATTAAAGCAGCATTAGAACCAATGTTCATATTAGTTCCGTCATTATACGCATAACCAATAGCAGTAGTTCCACTATTCCAAGTTATTTGTCCAAGTGTAGATGTAGCGCCACCAACTGTAAGAGTTGCATAGCCGCCTGTATTTGTTGGAGCGGTAGTACCTATACCTACGTTACCGCCCGAGGTCATTGTCATTATATTAGAACCGCCATATACATTGAATTGTAAGTTAGCTGCTCCTGATGGTGTTTGTAAAGAAAAGTATCTTACATTATCATCTCCTATTAAAAACTCTTGCGCTGCACTTCCGCTTGATAGCATCATTGAACTTGTAACGTGTAGTTTTCTTTGTGGCGATGTAGTACCTATCCCCAATCTCCCACTCGCATCTAACGTCATAGCTTGGGTAAAGGATATAGCGTTACCTGCCGTTCCTGAAGGAGCGGTTTTAAATAAAAAACTTCCGCTATTATTTATTTCTAATTGATTAGAAAACCCATTTTGAATGTAAGCATAAGCAGTACCATTATAAAATGAATTTCCTGCAATTACTTGAACAATATCATTAACCGCAGATATAGAAGTATTTTTAATTTGTAACGCAGTAAATATACTTCCCCACGCACTCGGTGTAACTCCTAATCCTAAATTGCCTGAAGCGTCAAGAGTTGCTCTTGTTACAGAATTCGTAAGAAACTTTAGTACACTTGAAGCACCAACCGCATCTATTCTTAATTCATTTGCAAGGCTATAAATTTCCCCATATAAAGTATTGCCAGTTTTTAAATCTATTACAGAACCATTTGTTCCGTTAATAGTTAAAGTGGTTAAATTAGTATAGCTTGAAGGTGATGCAGTATTTATACCAACATTTGTTCCATTTTCAAATATTGCACTATTACCTATTGTACTTGCACCTGTAAACTTAGGTAGGTAGTTAGTAGTACCTGTACCCGTTACTGGATTAGTTAAAGCGTTTTGTTTGTTGTTAAACGTAGTCCAATCGGTGCTTGATAATAAACCTTGTTGTGAACCACTTGCAGTAGCAATAGCTAAAGTAATAGTTCCACTTGTTGTAATAGGTGTTGAGCCAATAGTTACTCCGCTTGTTGCAGAAGATAATCCTACCGATGTTACCGAACCCGTGCCGTATGATGTGCTATCTACACTACCATCGGCTTTTAAAAATTGTGCAGATGTACCGCCCGACTTAACTAAAGTAGTTGCGTTTAAAGTGCCTATGATTGTCGCAGCGTTACCCGAACCGCTTGTCTTGTTTATGTATAAGCCTTCGCCACTACCACCCTTTGTAATATTTAAAGCAATACCACTACCGCTTGAATGTGTTACGCCAACAGTATCGCCACTACCAGAACTTGAAAAAGTACCTTTAGCAGCAATTAAAGTATGCGTTCCTAAATCTACGTTAGCCGTTGCGCCCGTGTAAGGAACGTAACCCGTTACACTTGGTATTTGAGAAGTAAGTGCTAAAGTTCCCGTTGCACTTGGTAGCGTGTATGTATTTGTTCCGTCCGTAATAGTTGATTCTAATCTAAGCTGACCTGTAAACCTGCCCGTTCCCGTTACGTCTAACTTATATGTATTGTTAGTATTGTTAATTGATACGTTACCAGAAGTATTTACCCTCATTTTTTCTGTACTACTTGTACCAATAATAGTAGCACCCGTTTGTGATATAATAACAAAGTCCCCTGCTACACCTGCCGAAACAAACTGCCCGTTAGTAGTTACAAGACCGAACTTAGCTTGGTATATAGAACCCGTTACCGCTTCGCCCATTGATACGCTTGGAGCATTACCGCTTAAACGTAAATGATTATCAGCAGTAGTATTATAAATCTCAATAGACCTTTGGGGCGTTGTAGTTCCAATACCTAAACGATTATTTGTAGCGTCCCAAAAAAAGTTATTAGTTCCCGTTACGCTATTCGCTCCGTTAAAAAATGTTACTTGCCCACTTGCACCCGAACCCGAAATTAAAGAAGTAGGGAACGTTTCTAAAGTACCATTGCCACGAATATACTGAGCCGTTGTTCCGTTAAAAGTTAAACCTAAAGTTCCGCTTGTAGTTAAAGGACTACCAGATACGCTTATCGCATCGCCACCAACTGTTAAAGCTACGCTTGTAACTGTACCCACCGCACCACTTGAACGCTGCCAAATAGTTCCGCTATAAATTACATAATCGCCAACCGCAAAAGTAATAGGACCAGCGCCAAAGTTTACAGTTCCTGCTACATTACAAATATAAACGTCTCCCGTGTCTCCCGTTCCGTTTGCAAGTGTAGGGGTGTTAGTCGCTGCGTTCCAAGTTCCTTTGTATTCCATAATAGAACTCGGTAACTGACTAATAGGAACTTTACCGCCACTATCCAAAGAAGCATAACCATTACTTACACCCTTTTCACTTCTTAATTGATAAGTATCTAAAAGTGCTTGTGAAGGGAATACCTCAGTGTAAGCACTGCCACTCCATAAGTATAGTTTCTGCGTGTCTTTAGCGCAATATATAACATTAATATCGCCCGTTGCAGGGAACGATGCAAGGTTAGTATAAAACGAAACTGCACCGCTAAATATCGCTCCTAATTGTGCAAGTGTAATCTTCTTACTTACTCCACTAATCGGGTCGCCTATAATAGTTAAATCGGTACTAACTGGTGCTAACTCGGTAGCTAATTGGTTAATTTTTTTGCCTATCATTCTGTATAATTATAGATGCTCGGAACTTGGCATCTGTCATTTAAGTAAGGTAATTCCATTGTAATATCAATCTTAACTCCTGCAAGATAATCGGGGTCGCTTTCAGTAAAGTAAGTCAAAGGTGCAGTATCGCCAATATCCCAAATAGCTTTAGGGTAACGTAACTGCGCAACTATGTCTTGACCTACTAAAGTCATATCACTAAGTACTTCGGTTTCGTTTGTCTCTTCCATTAACATTCTGTCCATAAAATAAAGGCTAAAATTATAAGTAATATTTTTAGCGTTTATAGTTGCACCTGTTAAAGTGTAGAACATAGCAGGGTAAGTAACCTCGCCATTAGACAAACGTTCCCACACATCACCGAAGTAAACAAAGTTAATTTGTTCGTGGTCGTTTCCGAGTGTTGTTATCTGCTTTGTGATTTGGTTTAGGCTCAGGCTCATTCTTAATTTTTTCTAAATAAACACGCAGTTTATTTTGGTTTTTTATTGTTGTTACTTTACTCATAATTAGCAATCACTACAACCTCTATTCCCTTGATATAATTCCTCGAAACTTTTACCTGCGCAGCAATCAAAATCTCCTAACCAAATGCTCGTTGTATAAGCATCATTCTCAGGGTGTATTGCATCAATGCCACTACCAGGGTTCAAGTACTCAGGGTAAAGTGTAGAATATTCTTTTAGGTATTTAATCATTCTTTGCTTGTAGAACTCCGCTCTTGCTTTGTATCTATTCGCCACATCAATCATATCTTGCATAGAAGGGTTCTCGGTATTCTCGCCGCCTTTTCTTAACAAGCCTTTGTTATAGAATTGATAAGACAATCCCATTGGCAACTCACTAAGTACATAATGCACTAAAGTATCTGCTATGTATTGGTCTAATAAAATAACCTCATTAGCATTTAAGTTGTTAGCCGTAATACCTGCTTGTAGTCGATTGTATAAAGCACTACCAAGCGCAGGTAAGATATACATATCTTGAGCCGTTTTAATCTCAGGTAATACAAGTTTCTCGTCTACGTTTGCGTGTAACCCAGACCTGTCTTTAATATTCTGTACGCTTATGAATAATGTGTTTAAGCTCATTTCTTATTTTCTTTTAACTATGTTTGAACGCCACTCGTGTCTGCAACTTGGAGAATGTGTATTTGTTCCTGGCTTAGTGTACCAACCGCCTCGCCTATCCCATACAGAATAGCCAAGCCTTGCACTCATTTGCTCAATATCGCTACGAGTATAAAACTTATTAGCAGTTACTAAGTATTTGCAAAAAGGTCTGCTTGTATCTAAATCGCTATCATTAAAACCTGCTTTCCACTCGTAAGTGTAACGAATTAAAATCTGCGTAGTTTGTGGCTTAATAGCTTCAACAATTTTACCAATAGGCGCAGTAAGTTCCCTTTCAATAATGATATTACTATCAATGCCTTTGCCTTGCTTTACTTCGCTTGTTTTAATAAACCCCTTTTCAATTAAAGTATCAATAACACGCTTAACCGCTCCTATGTCTTCTTTTAAAGTGTCAGCAATTACCTCAGGGGTAATACGCTTATCCTTAACAATTAAGTCCAAGATATTGCTTTGTAACTGAGTTACATCTGCAAACATTTCAAAGTCAGCATCGTCGCTAAATCTTGTCTTGCTTTTTATAACCTCATAATTACTTCTGTCTTCTCCAAACTCAAAGAAAACTTGAAAATCTTGTTCGCTAAATTCTAAATCTTCAGCACCTAACCAAGTAGCAACCTCTTCGTCGCTTAAAGCATAACCGCCTTTTAGCATTGAACTTGCTTGTTCCCTTGTTATCTTACCCTTGTTAAAATCACGAATAATGCGCTGCATATTTTGCCATTCGCGACCTTTCAATCCTTTAATATGCTCGTTCACACTTAAAGGACTTGCTGCCATTGGTTGCTCAGTTTCAGTAGGCAATCCGTATTTAGTAGGGTCAATACCTAACTTTTCTAATATCCATTCTTTAGGTGCTACTTCTTTAATCACGCTTTCGCTAAAGTCAATACCAATAGGGTCTACTGGTTGAAGTTTTAATTCCTCAGTTACCCCTGCATATTGACCAAGCATATTAAACACACCTTCAATCTGCATTTGCTTGTAGCGTACATAAGTGTTGTTAAATATCTCGTAGCTATCACGCATTTGTTGTCTGTTACCTAATTGACCAGGCACGGCAATACCGAACAAGTCAGGACTTGTAATTTGATGTCCAGAAAATATGTTGGTCTGAATTAACTCGTCTACTCTACTAAAATCTTCTTTAGTTAAATCACTCGCACCCAAATCGTCTACAATAGGCTTTCTTGCTGCATCATTTACAAACGCAAGTAAATACTTTTTGCCGTCTGCACCCGTATACATATTATCGAATTGTCTGCTAACAAGTCGCTTCTCCTCAGGACTTGGCTCTCCGTTTGGTAAGGTAATAAGTTTACTGGCAGAAAACCCTGTCTGTGCATTTCCTAAAACGTGTTTACTAACTTCAACATCACTTTCAATGTAATTAAGCGCACCGAAATAACCAGGAAGGCTATAAACATTCATTCCAGGTCTGTACTCTTTAACATAAAGTATCTGCACACCTTGAGGGTTAGCAGGGTTGAAGGCATTGTATATCTCAGCTTTTTCTTGGTTGCGTGTAGCTTTCCAATCTTCTTTGTACCAAAACTGCGTGTTGTCTTTGTTGGTTCTAATCTTTGTATAATCACAATGCCACAACTCAGCAACCTGTCCACCCATTACTGACCAAATAACTTGTATATAAGCACCACCAAATAGTTCTAAATCTAAAGCAACCTTTTTAGTTAAGTCGTTAAGGGTTTCCTCTCTATTAACCTTCTTAATCATATCTTGCTCACCTGCCCAACCATTACCGACAATGTAGTTAACCTTGCCACGAATGATAGCATTATGCTTTGCAGATTTGTTAAATAGGTCTAATAGGTATTGCGGATAGTCATTGTTTTGACCATACTGCATATAGCCTTCGCCTTTTTTCTCTTTATATTCTGGTTGCTTTGCTTCCGCAAATGTCAATACTTGTATTTCCATTATTGTCTAATTGTGAATGTGCTTGTTGTTTCGTATTCGGTAAATGATATAGTTGTACCCTCGAGTTCCATAATGCCGCTTTCAAGCAGGTTTAAGCCTGTCGGGTTTGTGTTGGTAGTACTTGTTTGCTCGTAAATTGTATAAGTGTATTGCCCGTTTAAAGCCGTATTAAAGAAGCTATTCACTACAATAGTGAACTCGTTGTACCTTTCCTTATATGCGCTTATGTCTGTATTGTTAAGCCTTACAAATTTGATTTCCGTATTTGTACTTCTATTCTCAAAAACAAATAGATAGTTAGGACTTGTCAAAAGCTGCTTCTCAGTCAAGGTAAGTATTATGTTTTGGGTTTGCCCCTTTATTAATCTTATCACAACTATAAATATAAAGTAATGCGATTGTTTGCAAAATAAAAAACCCCCGAACAATTAAGTCCGAGGGCATCTATATACAAAACCAAAACAACCTAAGAACCTGGAGTTGTTAAAGCTGCTGCTACACCTGATGCAACCGCAGGAGCCATAGCAGCTTCTGCACCTGTAAAAGTTAAAGTGTAACCGCTTCTGTCTCCCTCAGCCGTACCTGTACCTGAGTTACCTGCAGTAAGGTCTAAGCCTCTTGTTTTACCTAAGTACCAGAATAAGCCATTGTTATCTTTGGCAACTGCTACTAAAGTGTTTTGAGCCAATAACAAGATTTCGTTTCTTGTATTAGCTTGTAATTTGTTTAATACGATAGTTAATTCTGGAGCATAGAAAACAGTTCCGTTTTGTACGTTTGCATTGATATTCTCAACGATTTGAGAAGTACCTTTTACAAGTTCGTACTTGTAGAACTTTTTACCTGCTGCCTTAACAAGTGCGGTAATAACACCACTTGCTTCGGTAGTTGAGGTAACGTCTGCTGCTGCTGCAAAATAAACTTCGGTTATACCACCTAAACTGTCTTTACAATCTAAGGTATAATTTTGAGTTAAAGCGCAAGGCATATTTTAAAAATTAATTAGTTTAAAAAATGGGTAGGTGTATTTCAACCTACCCGATAAATTATGCAAGGATAAATCTAACTGCTTCGTCAGGGAATGCAATATTCACACCCATCTTAAACTCAGATACGAAACGTACTTGGTCAGCTTCTTTAGCGTAGAAAATTTCAAACTTCTCTTCCTCGTTCAATAAGTCAGTACCTAAGAACAAGTTAGATAAACGCATAGCGTAAACTTTGTTAGTTCCGTTAAGACCTGCAACTGCTACAACTTTGATTGTAGTACCAGGAAGTACGAATTCGCTATCAGCTTTAACATCAATTTGGTAATTGAAAGAACCGCTATTCTTAAGAGCAATAGTGTAAGTTCTGAATAAATCTTGACCACAGAAGATAGTCATATCGTCAGCAGCTACAACTTTAGCAGGGATTGCTTTGTAAACACCATCAAAGATAGAGATTACATTAGCATCAGTAATAGAAGATAAAGGAGCGCCAGAGATAAAAGTAGAAGCGTTTGCAGCAACAACACCTGAAGCAGCACCGATTAACTTAACAAGACCATCGAACTTGTTTAAGTTTACGTTTACGCTTGTAGTGTCACCTTGCCATAAAGCAGTTTCTAATTGAGCAGCGATTGTCTTAGCTTTTTTCTCAGAATATTCTTGCTCGAAAGGTACGCTATCGTACATAGAACCAGTAGGTAAAGCTTTTTGTAAATACTTAGCTTCAAGGTCTTTAGGACATAAAGCTTCGTTTACTTTAATTTTACCAGGAGTTACAGTTCTTTGAGTAAAGGTAGTAGAACCAGAAGCATTAAAGCCACAAGAAGCACCATCTTGGAAGATAGCGTCTGTTTCCATAATGTTGATTTTTTCGCTTGACTTCACGCCAACCATAACGTTACCTGCGCTCTTAATAAGAGAAGCAGTTTTTGCACCCAATACAGATGAAGTTACAAGTAGAGCTTCGTTTTCTTTTGTATAGTTTGCTAATGCAGATACATCAAATCCC